TCCCGGCTCCGCACCGGGGGTTGCCGTGCCCACACACGGGGGGTCCGGCGGAGCCGGGACGGCCGGCGGTCACGCGGCCAGCCCGAAGCGCTCGGCGAGTCCTGCCCGGTGCAGCAGGTAGAGCACGGCGTGCGCGGCCTGCTGGGGTACGACACCGTTACCCAGGGCTTTGAGCTGCGCTGGTCGGGGCAGGCCCGGCACGGCCGTGACGTGGCCGGCGGGAAGCCCCATCATCCACTCGACGAACTCCGGGGTGAGACGGCCTCGATCGTCAGTTGGCCGGGGAGCGGAGAGCCCTGTGACGGCTTCCCACCGGGCGACTGCGGCTGCGTAGACCCCCCAATCGCGTATTTCCCCAACTCCGGCCGCAGTTGCACCGCCAGCCCAAGGGGCAGGCTCGTGTCTGCCTTCTTCCCGTCCTTCCGCCGCTTCTGGCGCCGGGCGAGCCACGCCTCGACTGCTTCCTCGCCCTCCTCGTGATGAGAGGCCCGCGGCGTCGGCAGCAGCGCTGACGCATCCGTCAGCGTCTTCCCGTAGGTCCCCCCGTACCTGCTGCCGTCCCTGCGCCGGTTCCGGGTGCCTCGCGAGTCCGCCACGGTGGGCGTCGGTAGCAGGTGCTCGACCTCGTCCGCGAGCGTCGGCCCGTGCCCGCCCTGCTTCCTCTTGTCGGGGTGCTGACTCCCGCCATTCGTCGCGAGGTTCGTCGTGGGCGTCTTGAGGAGCTGCACGACGGCCGGTAGTCCGTCCTCGAACCCCACTCCCTTGCCGTCCCTTGCCCTGGGCGTCGGCAGGTTCGCGATCCGGGCCCGCAGCGTGTCGTTTCGGTTCCCGTCCGGTGCGCCCGGTCCGTTCGCTTCGCTTGTCGTCGGCGTCGGCAGCAGGCCAGGCGAGCAGGAAGACCCGCTTTCGCTGGTGGGGGGCGCGTACGGCGGATGCTGGTACGACAACCCATTCCGCATCGAACCGGAGGTCGGCCAGGTCGCCGAGTACGGCGCCGAGAGCTCGAAGAGTCCCGGAGGTTCCGCCTTCATCCAGAGGCGTGCCGTCGGGTCCCACACCGCGAGCGGCAGGGGCTGAGAGCAGGCCGGGGACATTCTCGATCACAACCAATCGCGGGCGAAGTGCGGATATCGCGCGGGCGACGTGCGCCCACAGGCCGGAACGTGTGCCCTCGGCGATGCCCGCGCGCAGGCCGGCAAGGCTCACGTCCTGGCAGGGGAAACCGGCCGTGAGGATGTCGACGGGCTCGACGGCCGCCCAGTCAACGGCCGTGATGTCGCCGTGATTCGGCACGTCCGGCCAGTGGTGCGCGAGGATGCGCGCGGCGTACTGGTGCCGGTCGTCGGGGTCGTACTGGCAGTGCCACGCCACCGAGCCGCCGAGCACGTCGCATACCGCCATGTCGAGGCCGCCGTATCCGGAGCACAGAGAACCGATGCGCGGTCCGTCGTCCACGGCGAGCTGTCCGGGCACGGGCGCTGGGGGCGGGCCGTCGAGAAGGCGGCGTGTGCGGTCGAGGGCGATCGCGGTCGGGGTGCTCACGCGGCGCCCTCCTCGCCCGCGGTGATGGCGGCGAGCTGTCCGGCGAGGGCGCCCGTGCGCCACGCGGCGGCCGTCGCCTCCTTCCCACCCTTGCGCCACGTGATTCCGTGCGTGCGGGCACGGGTGGCCTTGATGACGACGCCGGGCACCTCGTGTATCTCGCCGGTCGCCTTGTCGGCGACCTTGGCCGCCCCGGCAGCCTCCATTTCGCCGAGGAGTTCGGCGAGCTTCCATGGCTTGACCGTGCGCACGATGCGGGTCTCGGTCCACTGCTCGTCGGGCCACGTGGCGCGCACCCATCGGGCGAGGGCTTCCTCGTCGACGACGACGGGCCCGGTCTCGCCCTTGCGCAGACCGATCGTGGCGACGGCCTCGCCGGTCGGAAGCTCGGCGGTGATCCGCTCGACTCCGTCGCGCTCGGCCGCGGCGTCGAGTGCGATCTGTATCCGCTTGCGCACGTCCTTCTGTGCGGCTGCGACCCGCTCGGCGAGCAGCTTCAAGACGGCGGCCTGTTGGGCGAGGTCGCGCAGTGACTCGATGGGCTGTTCGGCGGTGGTGGTGTCGGCGGCGGTCACGCGGCGCCCCCCTTGGCGGCGTCGAGCAGGTCGTCGCGCATCTCGCGGAGCTGGGCGACGGTCGCGGCGTACGGGTGCTTCTGGTACCGGGCCTCGAACGCTTCGTCGGCCTCCTGTCCGCTCAACCCGGCCGTCTTGGCGGCGTCGTACAGCTCGACGACAGCGGCGGCGTGCTCTTGCTGCGCGCGCTCGCCCTGCCAACTGGCTTCGCCCGCAGCGTCGGTCACCTCGTCGACGGCGGCCGACTGGTGGCCCTTCGTCCACTCCATCGCGCGGCGTGGCGTGTCGGCGACGGCGCCGCGCTGCTGCTGGCGCGGCTTGGCGCCGGGCTTGCTCGCGCCGATCTCGGCGAGCTGCGCGAGGTAGTCGGCCGGGGCGCCCTCGCCCTTGGCCGCGTCGTACAGGGCGCGGACTGCGGCCACGTCGGCGGCGGCGCGGGCTTCGGCGAGGTAGTTGCGCGAGGGCCCCTGCGGCTGCTGTGGGGGCGGGTCCTGCTCCCACGGGCCCGGCTCGGCGCGGCGGCTGCGGCGGGGCTGCTGTTCGGCCTGCTGCGGCGCCTCGTTCTCCGGGTGGTGCCGGTCGCCGTCCTCGATACTCCGGGCGTCGACCGGGATCATGAGCACCTGAAACAGCAGATACTTGAATGCGGCCGACAGTGCCTTGTTCGTCGCCTTGTCGGCGGTGTCGGACGCCTCACCGGGGACGACGGCTTCAACGTGGTCGCCGGCCGGGCCGTAGATCCGGTACCGGACGGTCACCACGACATTGACCATCTTGCCGCGCTGCTCGGCGGAGCGGCTGACGACCTCGGGAACGATGAACACACCGTGATTGCGGAACGGGCCCGCAACGGCGCTCATCACGTCGTCAATTCCCCGGAAGTTGTAGCGCTGGTGGTCGTTACGCTGGTCCTTCCTCACGGGGACGGTGTCGCGCATGGCGAGGGCGATCGCCTGGAAGACGGTCGGGGCCGCGGCGGGCGTCGGCGTGTCGGTGGCGGTCGTCATGCGGTGGTTCCGTTCTGTGCGAGGTGCGCGCGGGCGGCGCGGGCGGTGAGGGTGTCGGCGAGGGCGACGGCCTCGGCCGGGTCGATGACGTGGTCGAGCACGGCCGGGGGCGGCAGCTCGCCGGCCAGGGCGTCGCGGGTGGCGTCGGCCTCGGCGGCGCGCATCGCCCGGACGTGGTCGGCGCCGTCCGGGTCGCACTGGGCCACGTCGTAGGCGTCGACCGCGTCGGCGTGCGCCGCGAGCAGGGCGGCGACGGCCTCGGGGTCGCGGGCGTAGGCGGCGGCGAGCTCGTCGAGCAGCACGGCCGTCCGGTCGTCGGCCAGGCGCACGGCGAGGCCGTCGGCGGTGAGCTGCGGCCGGATCATGCGCGCAGCTCCTCGGGCATCGCCGGCGACGCGTCGTCGGTGAGCTCGCCCGTGATGGCGTCGTAGACGAGCGGGCGCGACCAGTCGGCGTCGGGGAGCATGCGGCGCAGCAGGCCACGGGCGGCGCGGTGCGCGGCGCGGTCGGCCCGGACCGGCAGGCCGAGGGCGTCGTCGAGGGACACCCACGTGACGCGGCGCCATTCGCCGTCGTGCTCGGTGGTGACGGGGACGGTGCGGACGCGGGTCACGCCAGGGGCGATCTGGTCGAGCTGCCGGGCGATCACGTTCCGGCGGGCGAGGTGCCGCCGGGCGGTGCGGGCGCCCTCGACAGCGAGGACGGCGCGGGGTGTACGGCGGCTAGTCTGCTGGTTCACGGCCATGCCTTTCGCTGGGGTGGTCGTGGTGGTCCGCCCCGGGTCGCATCCGGGGCGGCGTTCAGGGCGCCGCCCCGAGTCGCATTCGGGGCGGCGCTTCTGTTGTGGGTGGGCTGGTCCGGGTCGCATCCGGGCCAGCCGGTCAAGCGGCGGGGCGCTCCGCTACTGGGGCTTGCGCTGTGCGCTGCTCGCGCTCCAGCCGTCGGAGGGCCAGCTCGATGGCCGGGTCGAGGCGGCCGGCGGCGCGGTCGCGGTCGCGGCGGGCCCTGGCGCGGTCGAGCTCGCGGCGTGCGTTGGCGAACGCCTGTTCGCGGGGTATCACGGTGCTGGTCATGCGGCGGCTCGCTTGATGAGCTGACCAGCCGAAATGCCGTAGTGGGCCTCGACTGCGGCGGTCACCTTGGCACTTGGCGCGGTGCGTCCGTGCCACAGGCGCCATGCGGTGTTTCGTGCAACCCCGAGGCGTCTAGAGAGGTCAGACGGTGTGCGGTCCCCTGCGGCCTGAGCAGCGGAGATGAGCTGAGCACGGTCGTACATGACGTTCCTTTCGCGGAAGGTCGTTTCTTCCACGCAAGGAACGTTACGCCCGTGAAACGTGTGCCGCAACCCTCGAACTTCCCGGGCTGAGCAGGGCTTTCGGATTGACACTTGGATAACGCCCCTGCACACTGAGTCACAAGTTGCACACAAGTTCGATTCTGTGTGAGGGAGGTGTGTGCACATGGGTGATTTTTGGTCGTCATCCGGCCACGCGCACCTCGTTTGTTGCGCGCGCGATATGTTCCACCCATGGAACGACAACGACCTACACAGGGCGGTGCCGACGCCCCCGCCCGCTTCGCTGCCTGGCTACGCTCTCAGTGCGCCCAGCACGGCTACGACCTCGACGCCCGCGGCGGACAACGGCGTTTCGCCGAAGCCGCCGGCATCGGCGCCGCCACAGTTAGCCGCATCCTCCAAGGGCGCAGCACCGCAGACACGAGAACGTGCGCCCGCATCGCGGCCACCCTTGACCTGCCCCTACCCCGCGTCCTAGTCGCCGCTGGCGTCCTCGACGAGGACGAACTCCGCGCAGTCCAGAACCCGCACACACCGCGCCGGATCACCCCGGAGCAGGCCGCCGACGAACTCGGCATCGAAGACGAACAGGCGCGCCGCCTGTTCGTGAACATGACTCACACTCTGCAACGCACGCCACCCCCCAGCGAGGACCGCCTCGCCGATAACTGAGCACGTGCACGGAGGCACAGTGAACACCCGCCATCTAAGCACCATCGCGCCGTACATGTTCGCAATCGGTCTGACAGCGGGCATATACGGCCTGCTCGTCGACCTCGACGAAGCGGTGCAGGTCGGCGTGATCCTCAGCATCGCGGCTGTGCCCCTGCTCGTCATCCGCGCCATACGTGCGACCCACCACGCCACCGCCGACCAGCTCGCCCAGGCGGAGCGGGAGGGCTACCGGATGGCACTCGACCACGTGGCGCGCGGCCTGCTCGACCAACACACTCCGCCCAATCCGGGCCGCGGGCTCGCGGTCGAGCAAGTCGCGGGCGACGTGATCCACATTCGCCCAGTAGCCCCCAACACATGGGAGGAGAAGAAGGCGCAATGACCGTGCACGAGCTCCCCGCGACGTTCAGCAGTCGCGGCGAGGGTGAGCCGTACATCGGCTATATACGTGTCTCGACATGGCGAGAGGAGAAGATCTCACCAGAGCTACAGGAAACCGCGCTGCGCCAGTGGGCCGCGCGTACGGGCCGACGCCTGCTGGAACCGCTGACCTACGACCTCGACGTCACCGGTCGCAACTTCAACCGCAAGATCATGCGCGACATTGAACGCGTCGAACGCGGCGACGCCCGCGGCATCGTCGTATGGCGCTACAGCAGGTTCGGCCGCAACCGTACGGGGAACGCGGTCAACCTCGCCCGTCTTGAGGCCGCAGGCGGGCAGCTTGAGAGCGCGACAGAACCCGTCGACGCTTCGACTGCAATTGGCGAGTTCCAACGAGAAATGATTTTCGCGTTCGGCAACTTTGAGAGCAATAGAGCCGGCGAGCAGTGGCGCGAGGCTCACGAGTACCGCCTCGCTGCCAAACTGCCAGCCTCCGGCCGCGCACGATTCGGGTACATCTGGCACCCCCGTCGCGTTCCCGACCTCTCCCAGCCCGGAGGATGGCGCCTCCAGCAAGAACGCTACGAACTGCACCCCGACTACGCACCCATTGTCGAGGAGATGTACGAGCGCAAGATCGAGGATCACGATGGGTTCAACAACCTCGCGCACTGGCTAAACGAAGAGCTGAACATCACCACCACCCGCGGTCGGCCGTGGGGAGTCTCAAGCGTGTCGCGCTTCCTTGACTCAGGGTTCGCCGCCGGTCTGCTGCGCATCCATGACCGCGACTGCAAGTGCGGCTACGGCGCCAACCCCAAGATGCACCGATGCCCCAACGGGCGCATGATCTACCTCGCCGGCGCCCAACCCCCCATCATCACCCCCGAGCAGTGGGAGGCATACAGGGAACACCGCGCCGAGACCAAACGCACCCCGCCCCGGGCGCGAAGAGCGACCTACACCCTCACCGGCCTCATGAGACACGGATACTGCCGCTTCCACATGGCCGCTGCCTCGAACAGCAACAGACACGGCCCACCGGAACCCGGATTCTGGCTTGTGTGCAGCCGCCACAAGCACTCGAACAAACTCGAATGCCCACACGGGATCAACGCCAAGCGCGAACAGGTGGAGGGCGACGTGTTGCGGTGGCTCGCTGAAGAGGCTGCGGCCGGCGTCGACGCGGCACCGTCCGTTCCCCGGCAGCGTGCCGAGCCGGCCGAGGACCCGCAGGCCCGCGTGCAACGCGAGCGCGCCCGCTTGCAAGCCGAACTATCCAAGGTCGACGCAGCGATCGACCGGCTCGTGACCGACAACGCGATGCACCCGGACAAGTACCCGGTCGACTCGTTCGAGCGGGTACGTGACCAGTTGCTTGGGAAGAAGAGCACCATCGTTGGGCAACTTCGCGACCTCGGCGAGGCTGCGAAGCTGCCCACACGTGAGGAGTACAAGGAACTGGTGGTCGGCCTGCTCGCCGAGTGGAAGACAATTCAGCCGATTGAGCGCAACGCAATCCTGAAACAGCTTGTGCGGCGCGTCGTCTGCTACGACGAGCGTGACGATCGCGGGCGACTGCTGAACGTCCGCACTGAAATTCATCCTGTGTGGAAGCCGGACCCCTGGGCATCGCACCCTGATGAGGTCATTCACCGACGCGATGAACCAGTGCGCTGACTGAGCCCCCTTTAGAAGCGTTGTCCTGCGGCATCGGCACCCTGCTCGCCCCGCTGCGGCACCGCGCCGTCAACGCCCTCGCCATGGCCGCCGCCTTCACCGCCGCCACCACCCTCGGCGTCTTCCTCCAGCCCACCGGCTGGTACGTCCTGCCCGTCCTGGCCGTCGTCGCCTTCCTCGCAGGACTCTGGCGCGCCCTGGGCCCCGCCCCCGGCATCCGGGCCTGCCTCGTCGTCATCGGCATGCTGATCACCGCCGACGTCTCGCCCGGCATCGGCCCCGGCCTGGAGATGGTCCGGTGGATCGGGGCCGGCGCCGCCCTCGTCGTCCTCGTCCAGCTCCTCCCGCCGTACGGCAACCGCCACGCCGCGCAGCGCCGCAAGCTCGCCGAGGTGTACGCCTCCCTCGCGGCGTACGCCCGCACCGAGGAAGCCGCGGGGGCCGCCGCCGCCCGCCCCGGCGCCGCCGTCACCCGTTCCGGCGGTGCCGCCCGGATGTCCCCCGCGCCGTTCACCGCCGCACGGAACGCCCTGGGGCTGCTGCCGTCCTCCGCGCGGCCCGCCGCCGCACCGCTCTACGGCCTGCTGGGGGAGGCCGAACGCATCCGCCGCGCCCTGTACGCCGCCCCCGGCACCCCGCACGTGCCCTACCGCGCCCTCGCCGAGACCCTCGACGCGCTCGCCCGGGCGATCTCCACCGGCAAGCACCACGGCCCCGCCGAGCGCGCCCGTACGGAACTGGCCACCTGGCAGGGCTCCCTCGCCGCGGTCCTGCGCTCCCGGCTGGCGGAGGCGGAACGCCTGTGCGCCCTCGCCACGGCACCCCGCCGCGACAGCGCGTCCGCCCTCGCGGAGGACCCCCTCCGCGACGAGGAGATCCCCGCGCTGTGCACCCCCGAGGGGCTGGTCCGCGGTGGCCTTCGCCGACTGCGGGCCGGCCTCGACCCCAGCATGACCGGCACCCCACTGCTGCGGCACGCGCTGCGCGTCGGCATCGGGACCACCCTCGGCGAGGCGGCGGGCCGGGCCATCGGCGACTTCTGGGGCCACGGCCTGCCCTCCCACGGCTTCTGGGCGGCGCTGACGACGATGCTCGTCCTCTTCCCCGACTACGAACACACCTTCGCCCGCGGCTGGAGCCGCCCGGTCGGCTCGGCCGTGGGCGGTCTCCTGGCCTGGGGGCTGCTCCAGTTCTCCTGGTCGCACGGTGCGCTGGCGCTCGCCACCGTCGCGTTCTCCGCGGTGACGTTCGTCCTGCTGCGCACGGGACAGCACGTGCTCAACGTCGTCCTGACCGCATGGATCGTCTTCCTCCTCCACCAGATGGGCACCGCACAGGGCCTGGTGGCCTGGGGACGGCCGGCCGACACGGTGCTGGGCGCGGCCATCGCCCTGGCCGTCTTCCTGGTGCTGCCCACCTGGCACCACCACCGGGTCGGAGACCTGCTGGCGCGCTGGCTGCGCACACAGCAGCGGCTGCTGCCCGCCCTGCTGACCGGGTACGCCGACGTGGGCGCCGCCGACCGGGCCGCACTGGAGGACATGCGGGACGCCACCCGCCGCGCGCGGGAAGAGCTGGAGTCCGCCGTCGCCCATCTGCCGCACGAGCCGCGCGGCCACCGGGCGCGCTGGACGGCGGACGAACTGGCCTGGCTCACCGGCGCCGCCTTCGAACTGACGCGCTGCACCGCGCTGCTGACCGAGCACCTGCCGCGCCGGCCGGACGAGACCGTACCCGAACTGGCGGAGTACGCCGCCCCGTTGCGGGACCACCTCGGCCGGCTCGCCCAGCTCGCACGGTCACCCCACGGCGGCCCCGCCCTGCCTCCCGGGGAACTGCGCGACGACTTCGCCGCGCTCTGCGCACGTACGGGGCTGGCGTGGCTCGCGGACCCCGCCGAGCCCGACGCCGTCTCGCGGCCCCGGGCCCGCGCCCTGAACGCCTCCCTGCGCACGGTGCTGGCCCTGGAGACCCTCACGGCCCAGCTGGCGCCCCGGCCCGGTGAGGCGGCGGCCGGCGGCCCGGCGGACGGCCCGCACCGTCCGCACCGCACCCGTCACGGCCGCCACGCCCGTACCGTCCGGCACACCGCCCACGCGACGGCCTGACCGGAACCCGCGCCGCTGCGCCCGCCCGCCACTCCTCCGTCATTTGGGAGGACGCCATCCGGGAGGAGGCCATCCGGTCCGGGGAAGCATCCGGGCCGGGGAAGCATCCGGTCCGGGGAAGGCAGGCGGTCACGTCACCGGATCAGTAGTCCCACTGCCGGATCATCTCCGCCGACCACGGCTGCGGGAACGTCTGCTCGATCCGGAAGGCCATGCCGAGCCCCTTCGCCAGCTGCACCTTGCGGTCGAGCGTCTTCTGGTACGGGTGGTTGTTGTCGTCCCACCACATCTCGTGCTGCGTGATGCAGACGCGGTCCTTGAACCGCGCGTTCGAGCACGGCTGGGGCGGCGACCACACCTGCCGGTGCCGGAAGCGGATCTCGGGCCCGCCCTTCTCCTCCTGGATGGTGCCCTCGGCGTCCAGGCAGTAGCCCTCGGCGGGAATGTTCCAGCGCACATAGTGCTGCCGGCCGCCCTCCGAGGGGATCGGCGTCATCTGCCCGCAGCCGGCGTCACCGCTCTTCTCGGAGGTCACCCGCTGCTCGTAGTAGGTGTGCCCCTTCTTGCCCCACCCGTCGAGCAGCAGCCACTCACCGTCCGCCGACCGCCGGAACCGCTCCCGGTTCTCCGGCTCCTCCACCTCCCAGTTGATCGTGTACTCGCCGGACGGTTCCGTCCGCCACGACCACTGGCCCGCCACCGAGTCCCCCGTACCGAACTGGCCCGCGGAACGCTGGTCGAGCCGCGAGAACTCGTCGTAAGTCCCCACCGCGGCCGGTGCCCCCTGCGCCGGCGCCGTCCCCACGGCCCCGAACGCGGCCAGGGCCACAACGCCCAGCACGACCCGTGAACGCATCCCCATCGATGTCCCCCTCACCGACACCCGGGCCCACGCGGCCCGGGTGTCGGTGAGGGG